ATATCTTTATTCTTATTTTTAATTCAGCATGTATAATAGTTGCATTATAAAGTCCTATGACCTGCCCCACATTTGCCCATTTCCCTTCACCGTAGCAAATATTATTAATCGTGTCTATCTTTATTTCTGCACCTTTTTCTAAATTAAGAATTGATTTTAAGAAGCCATCACTCCTTTTCGTCATTTCCTTTATAGTCATATCGCAATTATTAAACACTGTATACTTATAATAAATATCTCCGTCCAAATTAAGTGGGAATTGTTTTATTGCCTCTTTTGCCCATTTCTTATTGCTACTTTTTTTTATTGCATTCCATTTTGCTCGTTTAGAAATAAAATCCATACATTCAAATTTTTGTGCAATAGAATTTGTCGAAGTTAGAAACGCAAAAGCTAATAATAGTAATAGATACTTTTTCATTGTGTAAAATTTTAATTAGTTTATAATAAAGGATCTACAGATACAGAAAGCGGCGCGGGGTTGTAATCCCGAGAAAAGTACGGAGGGATGTCGGATTTTGGGGAGACTTTTCGTTATTCTTTCTTTTGCCAACGCCCTCCTTTTATAACTTTGAAATATTCTACCCGACGTTCGCAGTGGTTGAAGAGTGGACATTGGTGACAAGCTTTTCTTTTTCAAAAGTTAGTTGCCGGATTTGCTCTTTAAGCTGTCCGATTTCTTCTGCTTGTTGTATTATCTTTGCATCTTTTCTTTGTATATAAGGTTCATACATCTTAAAAAAATCAGTTAATAAAGATTGGTCTGTTAGAGGAGACGGCACTTCCTCTGGCTGGTTAGGAAGAGTTTCATACCCTGTTCCTGTCAAAAGCCACATAGCATTGACCTCGTAAGAAATCACGATTTTTTCCAAAACATCAGCTTTAGGAATGACCCCTTTGATATATCCTCTTATATTAGCCTCACTAACCCCTAATTTTGCTGCGAATACAGTATTCTTTCCATCTGCAAGGGTCTTAACTAAATGCTCTATTCTTTCGTGTATAGTCCCGTTTTTCGTCATAAATCACATTTTAATCGAAAATAATCACGATAAAACTTGTGTTATTCGTGAGAAATCACTATCTTTGCAACGTGTTCCATTTGGAAACGCGCTCAAAGATACGAAAAAGGGGCGATAAAAAAGAATGTTTCATTTAAAAATTATAGAAGTATGAAGACTTACGATGTGTATTTTAACGACACAATGAGCAGTAACAACAAAGGTTGGAAATCGACTTACGAATACTGCCTGGATTGGATTTGTAATTTCAACGGAACGAGTGAGAGTTACTTCGCCGACTATAAGGGTGGGGTTGTATCGATTGTGTGCAATGAGACGGGTGAAACCGTGTATGAGGAAATTGTAAGGTAGTTAGATTGTAGGATAATAGCTTAAGGCGGCTACGTCCGAATGGTAGCGGACCAGAACATCTCAGCAATTGGGGTTCGATTCCCCACCGCCTACAAACATAATATTAATAAAGAAAAAATATGGAAAAGAAGATTTTTGTAAGCGAGAAAGCCAAGGCACACCTCAGGAAGGTGTTCAAGTGCACGAACCCTATGGTATGGAAGGCGCTGAACTTCAAAAGCGACAGCGACCTGGCGCGAAAGATACGTTTCACGGCCCTGCAGCAGTTGGGTGGTGTTGCCAACTGGAAGCCCGAGGGGGTGGAAACGACGCATGAGGAAACGGCACGGACTATGACGCTGCACTTTGGCAAGCGTGTGCAGTTGGTGTATGACCGGAAGGACGGGAGCAGCCATGTGTTTGTGGACGGTTTGGAGCGTCGATGTGAAGAGAGGTTGGGTATACCGGAGTTTATGGCACTGACCGACGAGGTGGAACAGATGGCGATGAGCCTGTAAGTAGAAATCGGGATGGAGTACTTCAACAAAATACTGTGTGTGACCTACGCGGAACTGACTGGTGGTACGGAGGCTGTTATCAAGCCGGGCACACTGCGTCAGAACATGAGCCGCGGCAATATCACCAGCGTTCATCGCGGTGGTGGCGAGGGCGGTCAGGCACTCTACGCATGGAGCTCCCTCCCTGCAAAATACAAGGAGCGGTTCGTGGCGAAGTACGGCGATCCGGAAGAGAAGATGAAGGAAGCGATGACGAAAGACCGCATACGGCTTGACGGCGAGGCACGCAAGTGGTATGAGGCGTTCACCTACGAAAAGAACGGTGTGGCGGAACACCTGACGGAGAAGCTGATCGAGGAGTACACCATCAATGCCAGCGTGCTGAAGGAGCTGCTGTGCATGATGGCGCAACGCAGGGCCATCCGCCAGAGCCTGAACGGCAGTATGGCAGGGGCCTGGGAGGTAATTTATCAGAGTTCAGAGGCCATGCGCGAGGAGTATGGGCACACGCTGCCGCAGAATGCTGCGAGGCTGAAGGCGAAGATCAAGGCTTTCAAGGCAGACGGTTATCCGACCCTTGTCAGCGGCAAGATAGGCAACAGGAACACTCAGAAAATTACCGACGAGTTCGGACGGCTGCTGATAGCACTGAAGCGTTGCAGGGTGCCTGTATATACTGACACGCAACTTTTTGAAGAGGCGAACAGGCGCGCCGAGGCCAACGGCTGGAAACCACTGAAGAGTCTTAGCGGCATGAAACGATGGCTGAACAGTGCGGCAATCATACCACTGTGGTATGACGCTGTGTATGGCGAGCAGGCTGCCCGTCAAAAGTTCGGACGCAAGCACCGCACGGCATTGCCGACAAAGCGCGATGCTCTGTGGTACGGCGACGGCACGAAACTGAACCTGTATTACCGGGACGAGAACGGCAAGGTAAGAACGACGCAGGTGTATGTGGTGATAGATGCCATGAGTGAGGTGATGCTTGGCTGGCACATCAGCGACTCGGAGGACTACGAGGCGCAATACCATGCCTACCGTATGGCCATACAGACGAGCGGACACAAGCCCTACGAAATAGTACACGACAACCAGGGCGGGCACAAGAAACTGGACGCTGACGGACTATTCAGGAAACTCTGCCATGTGCACCGGACGACGCAGCCTTACAATGGCGAGTCGAAGACGATAGAGGCGGTGTTCGGAAGGTTTCAGCAGCAGGTTTTACACAAGGACTGGCGTTTCACCGGTCAGAATATCACAGCCAAGAAGGAGAGCAGCCGACCGAACCTTGAATTTATCGAGGAGAATAGGGACAGTCTTTACACGCTTGCCGAACTGAAGGACGCCTACGCTCTTGCCACGAAGGAGTGGAACGAGATGCGGCACCCAGCCTACGGCACGAGCCGGCAGGAAGCATACGAGGGCAGCGTGAACGAGGAAACACAGGAGGTAACGGCGCACGACATGGTGGACATGTTCTGGGTTACGGCCAAGCGCATGAGTACCTTCACCGACCAGGGCATCAGCGTAACCATCAAAGGACAGAAACGGCAGTATGAGGTGATGGGTGTCCCAGGCGTTCCCGACCATGAGTGGCGTCGGAGGCACACCTACGAGCGTTTCGTGGTAAAATACGACCCTTACGACTTCGGGAGCATACGGCTCTATAAGAAAGAAGCGGACGGCAGCCTGCGGTTCGAGCGTGTAGCAGAACCATATTTGGTGATACACCGTGCCATACAGGAGCAGACAGAGGGCGAGGCCGCCTTCATTCGCCAGGAGCAGACTGCCAATACTGCAGACCGTATAGAGCGCACGGTGGCAGGACGGGAAATTGAGAAAGCCCACGGCGTGTTGCCGGAACTACACGGTCTGCGCAGCCCGAGACCAAAGGGTATGACGGCCGCCGAGCGCAGGCAGATAGAACGGCGCACAGGTATCTACAGTCAGCAGCCAGTGGAGTACAAGTTGGGGCGAAAGACCAAGCAGGTAAGCCTTGATGATTGGATAGAAACAGAAGCCGTTGTGGTGGATTTCAAACAGACGGCCGGGAAACTTTGAAAAGTAAAAGGGTAAAAGGGTAAAACAACAAAAAGAATACGGAATCATGAAACTGACAAAGACAGAGAAAGAACGGATACAGGAAGGGCTGCGGCAGTATGTAGCCAAGTTCCCAAGCCAGAACAAGGCGGCGCAAAGCCTGACAGGTACTAGCAGCGCTACGGTAAGCAGCGTGTTGCAGAGCAAGTGGGAGAACATCAGCGATGATATGTGGCGCAACCTCAGTACGCAACTGGGTATCGGTACAGGCACAGACTGGCAGGTGGTGGAAACCAAAGCTTTCCAGGAGATGGTGTTTGCGATGCAGGACGCCCAGGCAGTGAAGAATGTAACATGGGTGGTAGGCGATGCCGGTTGCGGAAAAACCACCACAGCAAAACTTTATGCAACGGAGCACAGCGAGGTATTCTATATTCTTTGTTCCGAAGATATGAAGAAGAGCGACTTCATTCGTGAGATAGCCCGGCGCATTGGTCAGCGGACGGAGGGCTACAGTGTGCGTGAGCTCCTGGACCGTATCATCGACGACCTGGTACAGATGGAGGCACCGCTACTGCTCTTTGACGAGGCGGACAAACTGCCTGATCGGGTGTTTCACTACTTCATAGACTTATATAACCGGCTGGAGGACAAATGCGGTATCGTGTTCTTCTCGACTTCGTACATCAAGCGGCGTATGGCTATGGGACTGCGTTACAACAAGTGTGGCTACAATGAGATACACAGCCGTATCGGGCGCAAATTCTTTGAGTTGGAGCGGACAGATGCCCACGATGTGCACGCCGTGTGCGTGGACAACGGCGTAACGGACAGGGGCAGGATCTCGGAGGTAGTGAAGGATTCGGAAGAGTACGAGTTTGACCTTCGCAGGGTAAAGAAAAGCATACACAGGGTAAAGCTAATGGCTACGCAAACAGCGGTCAAGCAGCATTTGAACGGTGATAAAACAGTGAAATAATGAGCAGGGCGATGAGTGTAACCGATATGTTGAGAATGAAGAAAGAGATTTACTCCTTTGATGGAGTATGGGCGGAAGCCTTCGGTGAGCCAGAGCGGAATGGTGTCTGGTTTATCTGGGGGCGCAGCGGCAGCGGAAAGACGAGTTTCACAATGAATTTGTGCAAGGAACTGGCCAAGTTCGGTAAGGTTGCCTACGACAGTCTGGAAGAGGGCTTCTCGCTGACGATGAAGAACGCCCTCATGAAAGCCGGCATGCAAGACGTGGCACGACGCTTCGTGTTGCTGTGCGAGGGCATGGAGGAACTGGACGCCCGACTGAGCCGCAGGAAGAGTCCCGACATTGTGGTGATAGACAGTTTCCAGTACACACAGATGAGTTTTAAGGATTACCAAGACTTCAAAGACCGACATAGGGACAAACTGCTTATCTTCATCAGTCAGGCTGACGGCAACAAGCCAGCCGGTCGCACTGCTGTGAGCGTGATGTATGATGCGGCATTGAAAATCTGGGTGGAGGGCTACCGGGCCATTAGCAAAGGGCGATACTTCGGCAATAAGGGGTACTATACCATTTGGGAGGAGCGGGCGAATGCATACTGGGGAGAAAGTTCTAAAGTAGACGAGTAGACAAGTAAACGAGTTGTATGTTAAGCAACTGTCAACCATAAACAATAAAAACTATGAGCAAGGAACAACGCATAATAGAGATTACTCCAGGAAGGATGAGCCCGGGTGGTCGGATGAGGGAAACGATTGAGAGCCGTGGGCACAGCTGCCCATACTGTCAGGGCAACGGTTACCTCTGGCAGGAGGACGAATGGCAGGAACGCTATAAAAAAGAGTGCCCGATATGCAAAGGCAGCGGCAGGCTCGACGCGAAAATCATTATAGATTGGAGGAAAGGGAAATAATTAAAATCCTTTCCAATCTTCGTAACATTGGAAAGAAAAAGCTATAGAATTATGAAAAGTCTGGAACAAGATGTATTGGCAGTCAATAAACACAAGATAGACTGGGAGCAACGCAGGTATGAGGTTGCTAAAGATCTTTATGTTCAAACCTGCCAGCAGGCAAAATTGAATGGTGATAATAGCCTTGCAGACGCGTTCAAAGTATCGGCACTGTTATCTACTGTGATCGCCGATCATCTAATAAAAGCTCTTAATGAAAGAGAAGGGGGTTGTAACCCTTGGCATAAAGTCTCTGATGGAAATCTACCGGTAAGTAACTGTTGTGCTTTGTGTCTCTACAAACCAAGAAAGAAGGACAATTATCCCACTGTTAAATATCTCCATTATGACTTTGCAGACGGAAATTGGTCCAACCCTAACTCGAGTCGTCCAATTCCACTCGAAGAACCTGATTATTGGATGGAGTTACCAGCCTTGCCTGAATAAAAATTATGCCATTCAAAAAATGTAAGATTATGAAGAATAAAGTAGAAAATTTCAGACGTTTTTATGCTGCTTTTAATAAGCTTCCGCTTCACTGTGATGCTAATGATCTGAAGGCCTCTTTGGTCAGACAGTTTACGAATAACCGCACGAGCAGTTTGCGTGAGATGACGCCGGCAGAGTATCGCCGCCTTTGCATCTGTGTCGAGTCGAAGATAAAGCATAAAGTTGATATGACGAACTTGCGCGCTGAGCGATCTGCCGTATTGCATCTTATGCAAAAATGCGGCATAGATACTTCGGATTGGTCGGCCGTAAATAGTTTTTGCCAAAGTCAGAAGATCGCGGGTAAACGTTTTTCACAGTTGGACGAAGCCGAGCTACGAAAGTTGTATCTGCGCCTGCGTATGATTCTACAAAAAGGCGGCCTGAAACATCGCAAAAACACTGCAGAAGAGCAAGTAATAGTAGTAATGCCTAAACAACCTCATTTATGTTAAGTCCGGCACAAGCCCTTGCAAAGCTCAAGAATGAGTTAAGCGAATTGAGTACAGAAGAATACTGTGCATTCTTAGAGCAGCTGAAGTTCGAGATTGAACAAGAAATAGAGTTGCAAGAATGGAGAGAAGAGTGATTGTATAAATAATAATTGATAAGTATGAGAAAAATAGATCATCCTGCGAATTGTGTAGGAGTAGTTACAGTGAAATTGTCTGTGCAAAACGACGATACGAAGACTGTCTACAGCCAGACTTACGGTTTTGTGGCCGGGTGGTTGAACAAAGATGCGATAAAAAAGCAGAAAGAACAGCTTCACGCCTTAATGAGGAAGATTGTAGAAAGAGATAAAACATATTTCGGCATCACAGAAAGTTCTATCGTAAGATATTCTTCGAGTGTTAAAATGATCGGTTGCGATTTTGTGTTAGAGGCAAAGAGCAAAGAATAAAAGTGTTATGTAGAAATTCGTAAAATACCAAAACAATGGAAGAACAGAAGAAAATGACCGTCGAAATGACGGCAGAGGAGCAAAAGCAGTTCGCCGCTTTCAGGGCCGCAGAAGAAAAGCGTAAGGCAGAAGAGAAATCGCGCGCAGATCGCGAAAGCTATCGCATAATGGTAGATGAAGAGATCGAGCGAACACTACCGCAGTTGCTACAGTTGTCTGCGCAAATCAAAGAGGTTAAGCAGCGCGTATTTGATAGTTTCAAATCAGTGATCGCGATGAAAGAAGAGCTCTTCAAGAGCCGCTTGAATGACAATCAGCGCAGCCATACATTCAGCAATACGGCGGGCAACAAACGCATCAAACTCGGCGTCTACGTGACAGATGGTTATCTTGACACTGTAGAGGACGGTATAGCCATCGTCAAAGAATACATCGAAAGCCTTGCTAAAGATGAGAAGAGCAAAGCACTTGTCAATATGGTTCTGCGACTGCTCTCACGTGATGCGCAGGGCACACTCAAAGCTTCGCGCATCGTTCAATTGCGAAAGATTGCAGAAGAAACCGGCAATGACCGCTTCTTGGAAGGTGTGCGTATCATCGAAGAAAGTTATCGGCCTTCCGTCAGCAAGCAGTTCATCAGAGTGGAAACGCGCAACGAAAACGGCGCGTGGGTAACTGTTCCACTCGGAATGACAGAGAGTTAGAGATGCAGTAAGTCAATAAAAATCCTCGCAAGATTTTGTGTTTGCGGGGATTTTTTGTTAATTTTGTTTTGCAAATAAGAAAAAGACAATGAGGGGAAGGAATAAAGAATTGATTCAAGAACGTGACAAGAAACTTTTCGAGCGATTTTATTATTGGTCTGAAGTTCGGCGCCTGCGTTTTGATGATACGATAAAGAAGCTGTCAGAAGAAGAGTTTTTCTTGTGCGAAGCAACCACCTTACGCATCATCAAACGCATGCTCATTGCCGGCGAAACCGTGAATGGCGAAGAAGTAAAGAAGAGTCGTTACCTTGGATTCAGGTCTTCACAACAACGGAAATCTGCTGCTTGCGGACCTTCGCTTTTTCCTGAATAGCTTCTCTGACGGCACAAGTATAGGTCGCTTCATAGATCTTGATGCCATGATTAAAAGTGAAGAATTTCGACTCTTTGCGTATTAGCGCCCCTTCTTCGCCAACTCGATGTCCCTGCAACAAACGATGCAGGGATCTTCTTTTTTCTTCCCTTTCCATAATCTTATCAACCGTAGGACTTCCTGCATGGGTGTCATCATAGCAATCGATCAACAGGCGCACACGTAGCGTGCATTCGCCCAACTGTGCGCAGTTATCGATGTCGCTCCATTGCGTCTCCGGCGTTTCGATCAGTACAGCCGGAAATATCAACGGATACATATCTGCATTTTCGTCGTCGATGTTCTCAAGCTGTCCGTAGTCTTCGTCTATTGTGCGCAACCATGGAAGGTTGCGTTCAAGTAATCCTATAAGGTCAACGAATAGAGATTCCATTTTGTATTTGTTTTAATTTATCCAAGATCATTTTATTGAGCCTTTGCCGTAACTCTTTGCTTTTTCCGATGAATTTTCGCTGCGGTATGCGCGCCTTGATGTGTAGCTTACTTTTCTTTGTGAGCGCAAGTGCCATCCATTTACGTGCTTCCGGCGGCAACTCCTTTGTCAGCTTTCTCTCTCCTTTTACGCCTGCCAGGGCATAGACCTTTGCCCAGGCCATTTTACGCATTTTGGATGTGACTGTCGGATGTGTGCTGATATTGCCGCCCTCATTGTGTATCCTTGCATAGGGCAAAGGGTTTGTTACTGTCACTTGTCCCGGTGCAGGAACTGTTTCAATACTATTCATTAAGTGATTGCGTCGTGAACGCAGCGGCTTTCTCTGATCCCCCTCTTCCTGTCGCCGTGTCCTTTTCCATGAGTGTAGTCCATTGTCCATAAAGCCGGCATTGCGGAAATTCTGCTTAAAGTGATTCTTTGCAATGATTGCCGCTTTACGTGGTAATTCGTCGCGCATAGCCTTTTCTATTTCTTTCGGCGCGCGAGTGATGACATCCGCTATGGCTTTTGCATTATTGAAAAAAGATGACATGAAAAGTTGCTTTATAAAGAAATGTATCGTATTTTTGCAGCATAAGATAGGAAAAATGATGGTTGTCAGCAGGTAGACACACACCGAAAGGTAGTATATCGTAGGTTCGATTCCTACCATTTCTTCTATCTTATTCTTGTATAATTGCTACTATTTTCAATGCGAATGCTATCAGTCATACGCGCTGCCGTTATAAAATTGTTGGTTACAAATTTAGTCTGATTCGCTTTTAGTTTGTAATTGATTCCAACCACATATTTTTGTATTTCTCCATCACACTTCGTCAAATACATCAAGTTCTGATGGCTTTTGTCCCAATATAAACTGCATAACCTCGGATTATTTATATTGTCAATAAAGTAATGAAGTTGGTTTATACTTACAGCAGCCCCCCGTTCCTTCTTTGCATCACGAAATGCATGTAAGATGGCCTTATCTGAAATATGAATATCCAAAGAAGATAATTTTACCCCCATTTCCTTAATGAATTTTGCTTCTATTTCAGACAATTCGGCAATCTTATAGGCGATGTTTTTCGCCTTTTTTGTTTCTAAAACCTCTTTAACGAGTTCTTTTGCTTTCTCTGTTTGGGTTGCTTGTGGCAGCTTTCCATTTATATAGGGACAATTGTTGCAATCTTTCTTTCTGTTTTGAAAGAGGTTTGCCAAACTGTTTCTCTTATAGAATGCGCAACTACCACAATTTTTAGGAAAATAAGGATGCGTGTCATTGATGAGTTTTCCATCCTTTCCCGGATTATTCTCCAATCCTCGGTGTGGCCGTACTTCCGGCAGGTCTTTCGTCACCTCATCATCAGATGCAGGGTCATCAGTTGCCTCAAGCGAGCATTGGCAGTTCCACCGATCCTGTGGGTGATGCTTTACCCAAAACGGGTGTTCGACGGGCAATGTGAGCTTCTTTTCCCAAAATGCCCGGTGCACTTTTTCCGCATGCGGTGAGGTTGTCGGCATCCACCGTAGATTCGGCATCACGTCTTTATTGCGCTCGAACTCCTTCCAATCGGCAGCTGCATGAGCTCGTAATACGGCCGTATTATATTCTGTATCCAACCAAGCCCCCACCTGGTGTGAAGAAATGCTTTTAACATCGTTCAACCACTGTTTGAATGGCTTTAGATTGCCTTTTTCATCCAAGAGTTTTGACGACATCGCCTCTCCCATTGCGTGCACTTTGAAAGCGGCGAACACCTCATTGTTATGCTTGATCGCTCTCAAGAAGTCATCATTGTGCCGTGGACGATAGCGCCCATCTGCAAGTCCCTGCGCTGCCGCTTGGTTGAGGATGCGTAACAACTCACGCCACATGCGTGGTTCTATCTCATTCGACGTGTCGAAACCTTCGTACACTGTTCGCAGAAAGTCTTCAAGAATATCTGCGGAAAAGTTCACACCTTTGCCTGCATTGTGTAAATGGCAGGAACAAGCCGCATCTCCATAATAGAGGTTATCGATCAGAAGTCGCTGTCCGCCCCGAATCGTACCGGGGCTCCCGCGAAAAAACGCAGCAGCTTGTTCTTTAATGATTTCTTTTTACCTTCTTCTGTTTCTTTTTCTTCGTTCTTTCCTTCCTCTTCCTCCTTCGTCTGTTCAATCTGCTCTTTGAGGGCTGCTCGTTCTGCTTCCTGCTTTTCTTTAAGTTTGTCGTAATTTTTCGGTTTGTCTATGGAAAACGTCTGATAAAGATAATCGTCATCAATTGGCAGGCCCATCGCAGCACATTTCTGTACAATATCGATCTGCTTCGTTGTGTCGATCTTGTCCTGTTTGGCATATACAAACTTTCCCCCTTCCGTATTGAAGCCGAGCGCGGCAAAAATATCACGCATCTGATAGTTCAGAACGTCAAGGATGAATCCGCGATCGTCTTCGTTCATTTCATCCTCTTCCTGCTTATGGACCGTTCCTAAAGCCTGTGTCCCCGTGCTTTTCGCGTCAGTCGTAAGTGTGTTTCCTAATACCCTGATACTGATTTTACTATCCCAATATTCTGCAAAGGTGCGGTAGAGCTCGCTACTACCAGTCTTGTTGCCCGCCTCCAACAGTCGTAAGTCGCTGTCTTTTGGATGAATATACACTGCATTCGAGCCTTGTGATCGTGCCTCCTTGATCAGCGTTCGGCGTGCATCCTCGTCTCCCGCATCATAAGTATATTCGCGAATCGGCATACCGAAGATATTGCAGAAACGCGCCCAATCTCCGATATTGCCCTTCTTGTAGAGTACAGCCGGCAGGATTTCGGCAAAGATGCCCAGGCCACGCTCGCTACCTACAAAGAGCGTATTCGGATAATTCTCAATTGGTTCTCCCTCCAAGTCGCCTTGGTAGCGTAGAAGCAGTCGGCGCACAGGATCATAATGTTTTCGGTCGATGCTGTCAAAGTGAATATTGCCGTCCTCCTCTACGCGTAGCTGCACGAGCGTGAAGCCCCAGAACTCGGACAGAATCAACTCTTTTCGCAAGTCCTTAAACCAAGGAGAGCGCAGTTGCTCGTTAATCGCTTCATCCGGTTCTCCGTTACGATGAAATTCTATTGGAATCTTCGTCACCCCTCGCAGTCGCTTAGCCATAACGCCGGTAAGATGCAGGTCGAAATTGGCACTTTCATACATATCATAAAGTCGTACGCGGTTACTGTAATCAATTCCCTTTGCCGAGGTAACAGCATTCATGTAATGTTGCAGGTTGAAGTGGAAAAGCTCAGGCATCTGCAGCACGACATCCGGCTGTCGCTCTGTAGGTCTCAATTGCAATCCTCCCTGCGTGATTCTTTGCCGCCCTTCGGCCTTTCCATATTTTGATTTTGCCATTTTGTCTTTGATTATAAAAGTGTCGGCCGCACTTCGTCAGCCTTGATTTGCCATTGTGAATTATCCTCTAATTGTCCGCCCGGTAGCAGTGGCGCGCCGTCTATGGTTACATCTCCCTTCATTACCCCTTTCAGCCACTCTATTGCTCGGTCGTAGCGGTCCTGCCTTATTTTCGCGATCTTGTAAGGGTTGTGCTGCACGAAAATGTGAAAAATGGCAATGTCGAGTGCGAACATCAATATGAGCTGATGGCGATCTTGCCCTTTTGCGGCGAAGATGGCATTGCAATCGTATTTCTTATTGAGGTAAGAACGCATTTCTGCAACTGCCCTATCTTCGCAGATCTCTATGATTTGCGGATCGTAGTCTGCCGTCCCCTGCCGCAGCAGCGCGTCAAGGATTTCACGATGTATGCTCGCATCGTAGTCGGTTATTGCTATAAAATTCTGCATGAGTTATAGTATATAATCATTGTCTTTATTGACATCATCATAGCTGATTGTATAGGTGGGTTCAAGTTCTCCGGTCTTGCTGTCTATCATTGTGATTGCACCTTCCAAATCATCAGGACCGTCCGCATAGTAAGACATTGTCAGTTCAAAAAGCTTCAGCTGATTGATCAATTCCTGCATGTGCGGATTGTCTTTTTCTGCCTCATTGAATATCCAGGATCCCATTCTATCGAGCGGTTCAAGATTAGCTTCAATACGTGTAGCCTTATCTGTCTTCTTGCGTGTATCTTCACGTATAAACAGTTGCTGCTTGCGTTGTTTGCATACATCTCGTAATAGTGGCTTGAAGACTTGTTGGTAAAAAGGATCTTGCAATTTATTGTTTTCGATGTACCAGTAGACGTTCGTCTTTCCTCCTATGTATTTATCGAGTTCGAAGTACCAGTTAATGAAGTTCGCATTCGTTTCGTGAGCCAAGAAACCTTTGATGATGTAATAGACGCCTTTGTACTTCCCGACTAACCATAGTGCTTTTGTAGAGCTTCCCTTCTTGCGTGAATCAGAGTAAGCCGGATCCCCATATCCGATCAGAAACTTGAATTTTTTGAGCGGTGGCACTTTGCCGAAAGGCAGATTTTTAAAGATCTTCCCTTCGCAGATAGGATTATTGAAAAACTCTGCCTGTTGCGCCGCTACACTGTAGTCAGCAAGATAGCTGTCAATCGCTTCTTCCGTGTTTTTTTGCGGCCAGGTCGATTTGCCGTTTTTATCCCGGATATTTATGATGTCCCAATGATCTGACAACTTTCCTGCTCGTGTGATGCAACAGTCCTTCGCGATGATATTTCCGCACCATAAGGTTAAAGATTTGCCTGATATTGATCGGGTTGGCATCAACGCCCGTTCTGCCCAATCCCATTTCTTCTGCAGCGTTTCCGGGTTACGACAATCCTCATCCGTATCGAAGTCGTCGAAATAGATCACGTCAGGACGTATGGCTCCGTTACGCATACCACGAGGTGAAGATCCTGCCCCAACCGCTATAAATTTCGCCCCGCAACGACAAGTGAACTCCTCATTCGTCCATTGACCAATGACAGCCTGTTTGCCGTAGAATTGCTGCAGACGCCCGTTGTGCTCGAAGTTCGTTTTGTAAGGGGCCAACAGTCGTTTCGCTAATTCTATTGTTGCAGAAGCCAACACGATAAACTTTTTACGTTTCGTCAGTACAAGAAAGATCAACACGAGCATGGCAATAGTAGATTTTGCCAACTCTCGCGACCATGATAAAACCTCATACCATTTGTCGTGCTCAAGTAATCGAAGAATAGCCTTCTTTTGGAAATCAGCGAACTCAGATGCCGCGAAATCCGGAAAGAAATATTTCATCCATTCAATCGGATGCTTTTCCAAGTAATCACGTTGCCGCTCAATGTCGCGCTGTGATAAGCTTTCATCGACTGCTATGTTCTTTGCCAACCCCTCATGATACTTGATCCACAGCTCGAGTGATTGTTTGTCCGTCGCTTTTCTTTTCATTTTCTTCCTGCAGCCTGGTCTTTGATAAATGCATCAAAGAGATTATTGAATTGCTTTGCCGCTTCGAGGTCGAGTGGTCGCAGCCATGAAAGGAAGCGCATAGCAACAGACACGCAATCAGAAACCCCTATGTCGTTCTGTAGCTTATTGATCGCTCCTGCTAACTTCGCCAGCGCATCGGCTTCGGCCGGTGTCGCATAGCGTTTGCCGGCATCCCGTCCTGCAATAGTGTTGTTCACTTCAATAATCTGTCTGCTCCATTGGGCTATGATCTGCGCCGGCGTGATAGCCACGGATGCTTTTATCTCTTCCCAGCTTTCCGATTTCATCCACCGGCTGATTGTCTGTCTTGTCGTTCCAACTTTTTCTGCGATCTCTTCTTGTGTATAGTTGCCGTCTAAAAACAGCGACTTCGCAATACCCTTCTTGTCTATTATTACTTTGCTCATATAGCTGCAAAATTCCAACTTTTTCTACGCGCGCAAAAACAATATTTTTTTCATAGCGGACTGAAATACAATAATGTACACAGAAATACACATGCTGTTTTTTACGTTTTGCAGCCTTATTTCTGCCTTTTACTTTTGCCACAAAATTGAATCGATGAAACAACAATTTTTCAATACAATAACCTCAGATGATGAGGTCAGCATCCTCTTATATGGAGAGGTCGGTCAACGACAGCAGGTAGACAGTGCAAGGGTGGTGAGTGAACTGCTTGCGCTCTCTAAACAATATGACAAGATCGATGTGCGCATCAATAGCAATGGTGGCGACGTCTTCAGTGGTATGGCCATCTATAATGCCTTGCGCACAAGCAAGGCAAACATCACAATTTATGTAGACGGCGTTGCGGCAAGCATCGCCGGCATTATCGCACTTTGTGGTAAGCCGCTTTATATGTCGCCTTATGCAAAGCTTATGCTGCACAGCGTAAGCGGTGGTACCTATGGCAACGCTTCTGAATTGCGTCGTATGGCAGACTTGATGGAAAGTCTTGAGGGCGACCTTGCTACGATGATTGCTGGCCGATGCGGTATGAAGAAGGAAGAAGTCCTCAAAGCCTACTTCGACGAAAAGGATCATTGGTTTTCTGCACAAGAAGCGTTGCAGATGAAGCTGATCGATGGCATCTATGAGCTGCCGGCTGAAGCTGCACCTCTATCTGACAAGACAGAAGAGATTTACAATCATTTCAATAACCGACTGCAGGTGCAGTCAAATCATACAGATATGGCAATATTAGAAGAATTAAAGAAGATTCCTTTTTTTGCGAATGTAGCAGGAGAAGGAGAGGCCGTTGCTTTAGTGCGGCAGTTGGAAAATAAGGCCACGAAGGTTGAAGCGCTGGAAAAAGCCGTTGCCGGCTATAAAGAACGCATCGAAAAGATCGAAGCGAAAGAAGTCGAGACCTTTATCGACAAGGCAATTGCTGAGCATCGCATCACTGCAGAACAGAAAAATAGTTTCTTGGCACTGATGAAAAGCGACAGGGATAACACAGAGAAGCTGATCAACAGTTTGAAACCGCAGCCCGCTCGACGCGCAGCAGGCGTATTCCAAGGTGGCAGCCCTGAGAGCACGACAGCGCTTGCGGACAAGACATGGGATGAAATCGACAAAGCCGGTAAACTCTCGGATCTGCGTCGGGACAACTTCGACTTGTTCAAAGCGAAGTACAAAGAGGCTTTTGGCATGGACTATAATGAATAATCAAATTAGGAAAATATGGCATTAAACATCAGTATTTGGCAAAAAGAAATGGTAGAGAATTTCTACCCCGATAATTCTTTTGCCTCAAAATCAGTAGACGATACAGCCTTCGTTCGCTCGCATAAGGTGATTATACCGAACGCAGGTAAACCTTCAAAGGTAGTAAAGAATCGTCAAACAAAGCCGGCAACAGTTTCTGAGCGTACAGATAACGACATCGAGTATGTAATCGATGAGCTGACGACAGATCCCATTTACATACCTAACATCGACACAGTTGAACTAAGTTATGACAAGCGCAAATCTGTCATTAGCAATGATCGTGCTCAGTTGCAAAACGAAGCGCACATGAACCTGCTCGATCGCTGGGGTAGAGGTGTAAAAACTGCTAATGTCCTGCTGACGACAGGAACGAAGGAGCGCGATGCACATACTTCAGAGACGGCGACCGGCAAGCGTAAATGCATTACTAAAGAAGATGTATTGAAGATCATGACGCGCATGGATGCAGATAATGTGCCTGAAGAAGGCCGCTACCTCTTGCTCGACGCATATATGTATGCGGATCTATTGGCAGACTTATCGGAAAGCGACAAGTGGATGTTTCAGAACTCGGCGAACATGCAGACAGGTATATTAGGTAATCTTTACGGCTTAAATATCATGAAGCGCAGCAAGGTTTTGCGTGTAAAGAATGATAAAACGCTGTTATCTTGGTCTGAAGACGCTGTTGCAGGCGAGTTGGCAGCCGGCTTGGCTTGGCATGAAAAGTCTGTCAGTCGCGCGTTGGGTGAATTTAGGATGCTTGACGCCCCAAACAATCCACTTTACTACGGCGATATTTACTCATTCTTGCTGCGTACGGGCGGGGCTGTACGTCGCTACGATAATAAGGGTATTTATCTACTCGCTGAAGCGGCAAAATAAGGAGGTGAGTTATGTTACCACGGATTAAAATTCAATTCCTCAATGGGCAGTTGGGCACAGTCGGCGAAAGTCCTGACGGGCTCTTCGCTCTTGTCTGTGGCGCGACGGCTGTCAACAAAAAGTTTGAACTCAACAAGAGCTATCTGCTTCATTCATTCGAGGAGTTGGCAAAGTTAGGCGTAACACAAGAGAACAATGCGCGGTTGTATAAGCATGTGCAGGACTTCTATACTGAAGCTGAAGAAGGAACGAAGATAGTCGTCTTTGCGGTCGACAAATCAAAAACTTTTACAGAGCTCTGCGACAAAGATACAGGTATGATCAAAGAGCTCATCACGGCGCAGAATGGTGCGTTGCGCGGCATCTTTGTCGCTGGTGAGGGACGCGCAGCGACCATCACCGCAAATGGTATAGACGATGACATTTTCACGGCTCTACCGAAAGCGCAGCAGCTGGCGGAATGGGCTACAACATCTCTTTATGCACCGCTCTTTGTGATCCTCGAAGGGCGTGGTTATAAGGGTGCGGCAGTCAGAGATCTGCACAAAGAAACTTACAACCGCGTAGGCGTGCTTATCGGCGACACGGTCAAATCGTCAGAAGGCGCTGCGGTGGGCCTGATGGCCGGTCGCTTGGCAACGTTGCCGGTGCAACGTAATATCGGCCGGGTAAAGAATGGTGCTTTGAAACCTCTTGAGATGTTTTTCGGCAACAAGCCGGTCGAGGAGAGTGCAAATGCTGTCAGCGATCTCTACGACGCCGGCTATATCACGCCACGCAAGTATGTCGGAAAGAGCGGCTTCTTTTTCACAGATGACCGCTTGGCTTGCGATCAGACGGATGACTATGCGCATATCACTGCACGCAGGACAATCGATAAGGCTTATCGCATTGCTTATACGGCTTTACTTGAATTGATGCTCGATGAGTTGGCAGTTAACGAAGATGGCACGCTGCAACATGGCATCATCATGGCTTGGCAGCAGATGATGGAGAATGCCGTGAATCGTACAATGACTGCCGCCGGCGAGCTCTCTGCGGATGAAAATGGTAGCGGTTGTAGGGCCTATATCGATCCTGCGCAAAACGTGCTCTCTACGTCAAAGGTGGAGATGACTTTAAAAGTGCGACCATTCGGTTATTCACGTTACGTAGACGTCAATCTTGGTTTTCAAGTTACAACAAAAGAGTAAGGAGGTATCATGTTCAATTCAAGAGAGTACGAGTGGGCGGATGTTTCTGTGGTGATGGGTGGTCGGCCCATCACCGGCATCCGCGGCATCAAGTACAATATGAAGCGGGAGAAAGAGCATATCTACGCAAAAGGCGACCGCCCGCATGCGATTCAGCATGGCAACTATCAATACGATGGAGAAATCACTTTGCTGCAAAGTGAATATCTTGCTTTACGACAAGCTGCAAAGGGAAACATTCTCGATATTTCCCTTGACATCATCGTAGAGTATGGGAATCCTACGAAAGGTGATGCCATCTCTACAGACATCCTGATAGGTGTCGAGTTTACAGAAGACAATGACGAATGGAAGCAAGGCGACAAATTCGAGGAGAAAGCATTGCCCTTCCTCTTCCTTGATAAGAAAAATGTTTAACAAGCAAACTTATGAAATATACAGCAGAACAAGTGCAGGAGTGGAAGCAAAAGCATGGTGACCTCTTTGAGATCAGTGTAGAAGAGAAAAGCTGCATTCTGCACCGCCCGACACGCAAAGATCTCTCTTTCGTGTCAGTAGTGAAAGACCCTATCAAGATGAGTGAGGCGATGCTCAACCAGTTGTGGGTAGCCGGCGACGAGGAGATCAAGACTGATGATGCGCTCTTCCTCGCTGCGATTCAGAAAATGCAGGACGTTCTCGAAGTGAAGGAGGCAGAAATAAAAAAGCTTTAGAGGACGCTGAAGTAGACGTGTCGGATGGTTTCGACGTCCTCTTCTTCAATACTGTGATGCGCTATTACCTGCATTTAGAGCCTGATTCATTATCAGATGAAGAATGGGCGCATACGTATAAATATCTTTTGGAAATCCGAAAAATGGAAGCGAAAGCGAAAGCTGCGAATGGATAATATTCTCAAATTTCTCATCAAACTGAATGCAGACGGTGGCAATGTGCTGGCTGTTGCGCGACAAACAGAACACCGGCTGGACAATATCAGGCGGAAGGCTTTGATTGTCGGGCAAGGCCTGCGCAGAGCCTTTTCGTTCAGCCAGTTCAAGAGTTCTTTGATGGACATTCCCGGCATGTCGTTTCTGATGAATCCTTACACGTTGCTGGCTGCTGCTACAGCCGGCATCGTGAAAATTGGCGCCCAGATGGAGCAAACGAGTGTGGCTTTCAAAGTCTTGGTCGGTAACGAGCATCAAGCGACAGAAATGTTGAACCAGATCATCACTCTTTCCGGGCGTTCACCTTTTTCAAAGTTGCAGCTTGAGCAGAATGCGCAGATGATGCTGAATTTTGGAGTTTCGACAAAAGAGGTGCTTACGAGGCTCGAGCAGCTGGGCAACATCAGCGGCGGCAATGCTGAACGTTTGCATGCTCTCTCGCTCGTATTAGGACAGGTTCACGCAAACGGCTACTTGATGGGGCAGGATTTGTTGCAGTTTGTCAATGCAGGTTTCAACCCTTTGCAGGAGTTATCGAAAATGACAGGTAAAAGCATGGGGGACCTACGCGATATGATGTCGGAAGGCAAAATTACTTATGAGAATATTGCACAGGCGATAGATCATGCTACCGGTGCCGGTGGCAAGTTCAATGGTATGATGGATGCACAAAGTCAAACTGTTGCTGGTAAATGGAATCAAGCCGTCTCAAAGATACAGACAGAAGCGATTACGATCTACAGCTCCGTCAATCAACCTATCAGCGACTTGCTTGACACCTTCATACAAGCGATACCTGCTATTTCTTCAATGATACAGCACCTGATCACCGCGCTGTCAAGCGCCATAGGCTTTGTCGTTAAGTATAAGAACGAGTTCCTGGCGCTTGGAGCGGTCATCGCTTCAGTGTGGGCTATCTGCAAGGCTTATACAATGGCACTTGCCGCCTACCATGCGATCATAACCGTGATTACGGTCGCAACAAAGGTGTGGACAGGAGTACAGTGGTTGTTGAATATAGCTATGGATGCAAACCCTATTGGGCTCGTTATTTTAGCAATTGCCGCACTTGTGTCGGCTGTGGTCTATTGTTGGAATGAATTTGCCGAATTTCGAGCCTTCCTGCTGACAATGTGGGACACTATTAAAGATTTTGCGGGTATTATCAAAGATTATCTAATCAATCGTATCAACGAGTTACTGGAAGGGATAGGTGCGGTCGGAAGCGCGCTAAAGAAGTTATTTTCCGGGGACTTTTCCGGTGCTGTGGATGACATCGGTCGGGGCATCAAAAATTTGATGGGTGTCGATTCGGCCACGCAGGCGATAACGCAGTACGCGCAGTCTGCAGGTCGTGCAACCGGTAACTACAACCGTCACTTGTCAGCAGAACAAGCAAAGGATAAGCCGGATACTGCAACCGGCAAGAATGCCTCGAACAATCTGTCTACTCCAAACTTAAAGGGGAGCGCTGCGGCTCAAGATGTCGTGTTTGGCGCGGGAAAGAATGGCGCTGGAAAAGGTAAGGGGAAAGGCAGGAAAAATGGTCGTAAGTCTGCAGAAGATATAGCTACGGGTGGTAGACGTGCTACTTCCATCACTATGAATATTTCCAAGTTCTTCGATACGCTTCACGTACACATGACCGATAAGGCTGACACAGCAGAGCTTGAGCGCATCGTCGTGCAGAGTATGAATCGCGCATTAGCAATCGCAACAAGTACAGATCGAGGATGAATACTTTAGGACGCTTTGCACTCGAAAACCTTGCCTTGCATGTCATAGGCGGAAAAATCCCGCCTTATTGGCTTTTTCGAGATACCGGTTTAGCACAGGTTGATAGTGGTGATTACGATGAGATTCGCACGATGAGTGACGAGGAGTTGGAAGATCTTGTTCGTACAAATGCGCTGGGTCTGCCGATGTCGCTCCCGCTCTCTCTGAAGCTCGAAGAACCCGGCGCTCAAGAATGGTGGTTACCCTTCGAGCCGATGGTCAGTTTAACGGGCAAGAACATCATTAAACGTCGACAGGTGAATAAGGGAAGGATAAGGGGTAGCATCAAAGAGCGATGGGCACAAGACGATTATGAGATCACGATAGAGGGGGTCTTGATTGGTACAGACGGACAATACCCAGCTGCAGATGTAGGAAGGCTCAAAAACTTTTGCGAAGCGGCAGCGGTTACAGTACTTAATCCTTTACTTGAGATTTTCGGTATTACACGTTTGGTCATAGAGAGCTGGGAAATCCCGTTTACAGGTGGCAATAGTAATCAAAACTACAGCATCAAAGCTTATAGCGATGACATCTATAAGCTGCTGTTAGAACAGGCATAAGTATGTACACAATGAGCTATGACATTAAGGTAGGCAAATACAAGCTTGGCATGCTTGACGCCGTAAATGTGCACAAGAGCGTAGAACTATTGGCTGATACTTGCGAAATCACACTTCCGGCTGCGCAGCTCAATGTCGCTATTGATATAGAAAGTAAGGTCAAACGAGGCGATCAAGTCGTGGTGCAATTAGGTTATGAGGAGACCGGATTGATAGAAGAGTTTCGCGGTTGGGTACAGCGCGTCTCTACAGACGGCGGCAACATCAAACTGTTCTGTGAAGATGATCTCTTCACGTTTAGAAAGGATATACCGAATGCGGTTTTGAAGAAGGTGTCTTTAGTCGGCTTGCTTCAGCACGTCATCAAAGGTGTGGGGAAATCCTACAAAATCTCTTGTTCTTATACATGGATATATGCAAAATTCGTAATCAGAGATGCTACTGGCTACGACGTGTTGAAGAAGGTACAGGAGGAATGCGGCGCAGATATTTACCTCAAAGATGACGTGCTTCATGTTCATCCGCCAGGCGAGGTTACGGGTAAAGATCGTTACTATGATTTCGCATTGAATATCGAAGATGCCGACCTCACTTATCGCACAGCGTCGGATAAGAAAGTGCGTGTCGTGGTCAAGGCAATTATGCCGGATGGAACTGTTAAGGAGATCGAGACAGGCAGCACGGGCGGTGAAAAGGTGGAAGTAAAGTGTCACACATCCGACACAAAGTCGATGAAAGCTCGCGGAGAGGCGGAAGTCAAGCGACGTAGTTTCGACGGCTTAGATGGTAGTATCATGACCTGGCTGATTCCTTATTGTGTTCCTGGTGATACAGCAACGATTCACGATGCAGACTACAGCCATAAGGATGGCACCTATTATGTGCGCAGCGTAACGACAGACTTCTCTGCAAGCGGTGGTGTGCGCAAAATAGAGCTGGGGTTCAGATTGAGTTAAGATGGATAATTATAAAGAATTGGCACAATTGGTACAAGTGGCTTCCGGCAAGGCGTCACTGACGATCATGCAAGGTATCGTTCGCAAAGTCGATGGATGCCTGTGTGAGGTGGAAATCGACAATCTGACGATTCCTGACGTGCGCTTGCGAGCTTCTGAAAAAACAGATGATGCACAGTTGTTGATCGTACCGGCTTTGGGGAGCGCCGTTATTGTAGGCAGCCTGTCAGGCGATCTTACGCAGCTGGTCATCTTGGCAGTTGATCGTTCTGAACAAATCATCATCAACGGCGGTCAATTGGGTGGGTTGATCAATATAGAACAGTTGACGCAAAAGCTCAACGATCTTGTAGAAACGTTCAACACGCACACACATCAGGGCTATCACGGCCCGACCGGCTCCCCCTTACGGCAGGCGGAGAATTTTTATAAAAGCGATTACGAAGATAAGCAAGTAACACATTGAGGTATGAGGGGGATTCAGTTGAAGGAATTTGTGCCGGCTTTCCGGGTGCGGCGTGATGCAGAGGGAAAGATCTTATCAGGTCTGCAGGTTGGTGATATACTGCGACAAAATCAAGCACTGATTCTCGCTCTGCATAAAGGTGAATTGAAAGAAAGACCATCGGTCGGCTGCGGGATCTCGGATATGCTGCTTGATAACGATATGCTATATTGGCGCAATCTCATTCGTGAGCAGTTGGAAATGGACAAACAGAAAATCAATCATATCAAAATAACAAAAAACAGCATCTTCATCGATGCACAATATTAACAAACTATGCAAAGGAATACTAAGGAGTGGATACAATACGGATCAGCAATAGCATTGCTGCTTAGCGGTGTGTTGATGGCTTTTCTCAGCTTTTTTCTCAACGAGGGCGAGGTGAAAGAAAGCGTATTGTGGTATGTGTCTCAAACGCTTGTATATGCAGGGTCGATATTCGGCGTCGGCATTTACATTCAGAGCAAGTGGGGAGATGTCAAAGGTTATGTGGAAAGACTGATCAAAGATAAGGAGGAGCATCCTGATGCGAAAGATAAATGAAATTATCGTGCACTGTTCTGCGACGCCTGCAGGAAAACCTTATACAGTAGAAGATATTGATAAGTGGCATCGGCAGCGAGGCTTTGATGGCATTGGTTATCATTTCGTGGTTTACCTCGACGGCAGCGTGCATAAAGGTCGGTCGCTCGAAAAGGTCGGCGCGCACTGTTTAGGACACAACAAGAACAGCATAGGCGTATGCTATATCGGTGGCCTGACGGAAGACGGCAAAGCGACAAATGACACCCGTACACTTGCACAAAAGATTTCTTTACAGCGACTATTAGTTAATCTAAAATCTCAATTTCCCGAGGCAGAGATACATGGGCATCGTGACTTCGCAGCTAAAGCCTGTCCATCTTTCGATGCGACTAAAGAATATGAATCGATATGAAAAAGTTATTCTACTTTCTACTTGCGACGCTGCTATTCGCTGGTTGTCGCACAACAAGAACCGTAACGAAGCATAGCGCCATAGAAGTGAAGCAACGTGATTCTGTTGTTATTCACGATTCGACTATCTATCATCATCTTACTGCATTGCATGACAGTGTAATCGTGCGCGATTCTGTCGTCATTGTCAAAGACGTGAACGGTCGAATTATCGGTACAGAGCGTTACCGAACGAGCGATCGCATTCGTGATCAAACGAAGCAAGCGGCGACTTTTAGAAAAAATGAAATAGTGCAGGATCGGTCGATTATAGAAAAGGCAAAAGAAGTAAAAACAGATACGAAAAAAAATAACTTCGGTTGGTTTGCCTTGTTTGGCCGCACAGCACTATTCCTATTGCTATTATATATGATCTATAAAACATATAAAGCGTGGAAGTAGTGGTTAAAGATGGGCAGACTCTCGCGGACGTGGCAGTGCAAGAGTATGGCGCTGTAGAAGCGGTTGTGCAGCTGTCGCTCGATAACGGTATGAGCGTTTCGGATGTGCCTGCGCCAGGCACTGCGCTACGTCTGCATGAGCGGCTGTACAATCGTGTAATGCATGACTACTGTTGTGCACACGATGTACAGCCGGCTACTTTGCGCAACCTGAATGAGATAGAGGATCGCATTTTTAACGAGGTTTTTAACGACACATTCAGCTAAAATATGGCAAGGAGCATTCAAGAAATCAAGCGAAGTATGACAGCTGCTTTCGTAGCAGATAAGCATATACGTGAGCAGTACGACTTACAGGAGCAGGCAACTTTCGAGGATAGCTTTTCTGTTGTCAGTATCGAAAGTATCTTGTTCTTCATCGTAGCTGCTTGTTGCTACGTCTTAGAGTGTCTTTTCGATCGTCATGTAGAAGAGGTCAATGAGAAGATCAGCCGTGCTGTTGTTGCAAGTGCAGCGTGGTATTATAAATTGTCGCGACAATTTCAGTACGGCGATACGCTCATCTTTGATGAGACTACTGCACAATATCGTTATGCTGTTGTCGATGAAAGCAAGCAGTTGGTGCGATATGTCGCTGTTCGTGATAGAGGTACGAGTGTACAGATTCTCGCATCCGGGGATAAAGAAGGCATGCCCGTTCCGCTATCGAACGATGTTTTAACAGCGTTTAAACAGTATATGAATCGTGTTAAAATAGCAGGAGTTGTGTTGAATATCAGCTCTCTTCCTGCTGACGTCCTGCGCCTGTATATGGAAATACAGATTGATCCTCTCATATTGAATCTCAGCGGCACGCGAAGTGATGGAACAAAGGCGGTAGAGAATGCAATCAAGGATTATCTGCGCAATATCAAATTCGGGGGCAATTTCAATAAGACGAAGCTGGTAGATGCTATTCAAGCAGTAGAGGGGGTGGTCGACGTTACGTTATCTGAATGTGTCTACAAGACTTCTACAGCCGATGATTTTCATAGAATCATTGGCAACAACTATACGTCTGCCGGTGGCAGTTTTATCGTCGAAGGCCTTCAAAATTCAATCAATTATGTGGTATGATGTAGACTTCAATCGCTGGGTAGTGCAGCTTCTGCCTCCCTTGTTACGCAGTCGAGTACTCGTAGTGCTACTGCGCGTACTGATTCTTCCGCTTGTACAACTGCATAGCCGCTTCATCATCTATCGACAAGCAGTCGAAGGCCGACTCAATGTGACGGCCAGTGTGCAGGATATAGAGCGGGTATTAAATGCGGCCTTTTTTCTGAAAAAGCGGCAAATCTATATAAAGGATGAGAACAGTGAGCAGCGTACTTGTCTATATTTTCAGCAAGAGCACATGCCGGCTGTTTTCGTTAATCCGGCTATCACGATCTATCAGCCCGATGAAGTTGCTGATCGACCGAATTTCACAGTATACATACCTAACTTTTTGTGCACTTCACTCAATAAAGATGAGGATAAGTATAAAGGTAATTACCTGCGCATCATCGTCAACTTACTCAACTATTACAAACCTGCCGGCAGACGTTACGGCTTAAAGATATATGACTATGAATAAGATGCTTTTTCATGAGGGCGGAATGCCTATAAACTTAGATGATTTTAGTTTGCTTCAGGAGCAGACATTCGTATTTATGAAATCGCTATTTAACGCGCTTTCAGGAAGTCATTCTGCTTTTTTGCTCGATTTACCAAAAATTCGACAGGTTAAAAAAGGCGGAAATACAGATGCTACTGTTATTGAAGCAGGACAAATGGTTGTTGATGGAGAGATCTTAAAATGGCCAATAACGCAGCTTGATGGCATTGCAAGTCAGGGCCTACAGATCTTTGCTTGTGTGCGTGAATCAGAGAACGACCCACGTATTTTTGCGGACGGACAAACGCGCAAATGCAGGAAAGAGCGTAGTGTCTATATAAGTGCTTCATCGGTAGGTGCAGCTGCTGTTTATGAATTCGAGAAGCTACCCTTATTGTCTGATCTGCTGGCAGAACTCGTAAATAAAGGAGAATGGACGTATGCAAAAATCTATGGTTATAATGGCTATGCGGGATACTTCAGATACAGAAATATCAATCAACATTATCGCATACAGATCGCGCTGAATAGCGCTCAAAATGAATGGTCAATGGAATCTACACTCTCGTATGGCGATGCAAAAGTTGTGTGCGGTGTGAATTTTCCTAACCCCAAATTTTTACAAAGATCTTGGGAGGTTAAAAATGGCCAGCAGAAGATTGGAGATCTGCAAATGACAACAAGTGGGGCATTGATATTACAACTCGCGCAAACACAACTGAAGCCTGCGAATTGTCCTATCAATTTAGATGTTGAGTTATGACAATATACGAACTTCAACAACGTGCGGCAGATTTGCGCAGTAAGACGCAAACGGCAAGTATCACGCCTGACGAAGTCGGGGGGTTGCACGTCGACACAATTGCATATCTCGCCGATTTAGAGCGTAATGCGAGCGGTCTTGGTATTCGAAAAGTCTATCTCACAAAGGCGGAGATGGAAGCAGATACTTCACCAGTTAGCACAAATGGTAAAACACTGCAGTATAGTCAACTTGTCTGTATCTACAATGAAGCAGATAATACAAATGTTAATAATGGAGATATCTATGCTTTTCAAAAACCCGGTTGGCTGCGTGTCGGAAATATTAGCAATATCAATAAACTCTTATTGAAAATCAATAAAGAAGAAGAGGCGCGAAAGAAAGGGTTTGACGAGCTTAATGGTCTCATTGCAAGAGGCCTTACGGTGCGGTTTAATGGTATTCTTGATGATGCAGAGATTTCTCATATAAGCGTATCCGATATTGATGGTGTCTACTACATTTCTTCAAAGAAGATGTTTGCGGGGAAATCGGGCAACCGGTATGTAAACAATTGGACGGGTGCGGATATGTACCTAAACGATGATAGGACTGCGATATGTAAGGATAAAGTGTACTTACTTGGCGCGGATGTGTATGCTTGGAATAAAAATTCGGATACGTTGGAGAGCATTACTGTAACATTGCAGAAATCTCTTGCGGAAGAATCCAAAACGCGAAAGAAAGAGTTTGATCATCTTGACGATAAGATCGATGACTTAGACAAAGATTTCAATGACAGTTTGAACAATTTTAAAGTTGCTAGCGTTCAGGCGATAACTGCATCTTTCGATGGATTTGTTGATAATGTAAACATCATTTCTTCCACTACGGCAACCATTAAAGGTATATACTACGACCGCATACGCAAGTCTTTTGTGGCAAAAACGAAAAACGGGGAATACATTACCGGCAGCAGCCATGAAGGTACTAACTGGATGGATTCATATTTTAATCCAGATGGTTCTGAAATTCTAAAATCCAAGATTTACAAGTGCAAGAACAAGTTGTATTGTTGGGATGAGGCAGCAAACAACTTGGTGCAGATGGGCAATGATGGCGGCTTGAAAATCGTGATGCACAATGCAGATGAGCATACGTTTGTCTTAACGCCTGACGTCTTACACGTTTGGCCCGAAGTGGAGCAGTTGCATTTAACGTTTGCTCCTGCTGAAGACGGGTATGTAGGCGAGTACGGTTTTCAGTTCACGTGTCCTGAAGACAAAGCCACGAACCTAATGTTGCCTATGGGGCTGGAATGGCCAGATAAAAAAGAGGTCTTCCCAGAGGCTGGCAAGACATACAGAGCATTTATCCTAAATAACTTCATTATAATGTTATGATCATAGAGAGCTTATGAGTTTGTTTAGAAGATATATGATGATGCGTGCTGCCTATGAGGCGAGGTTTATTCACTTCGCCGACAAGGTAGTTGAGCAATGGTGCTTGGCGCACTTCGATAAAGATGGAGACGGGCGTATTTCAAAAGCCGAAGCTGCAGCTGTGACTGATGCGCAATTCAAAGCGGCAAATCCGCCTTGGGAGACTTTCACAACATTTGATGAGCTGCTTTATTTCACAGGCTTGCAGAATATTGGCAATGTTAATTGGAACGCATCGGCATGGAGCGACATAAAGAAAAATCCATTGCACAGCGTTTCTTTTAACAGCTTTTCGAGAGGAGGTAACATTGCTGCAAGGCGTGTGTGCATTAACGGGTTATTGAAAGCCGAACGCTTTTATACTACTTCGCTTCATCTCGGCCCGAAAGGACTCATAAATTCATTGCCGTGGAATTACAACAACAACTGGCTCGAGGAGGTGACGATAAGCAAAGCGAATCGCAATAACAAGGTTGAGAATAATTTCATCTTAAGCTATGATGGAACGATTGCATATAAGGCATTCGGTAGAGAACGCGACCTTACTGTGCCGAATGGTGTAAAGAAGATTATACAGTGGTCGATATTGGACAGTAATTTTCACTCAATCGTGCTACCTGATTCTGTGGAGGAAATAGGCTATTTATTTTCGAATGGTAAAATGGAACGATGCGACATTGGCGCAGGAGTAAAGAAGATAGACAGCAGCTTTCTATATAATTCAAACCGATTACAACAACTCATATTCAGGGGACGTTTGCCGCAAGACCCTAAGCTTGTGTTAAAACATAAGTTCGACATCTATGTGCAGGCAGGAGACATTGACTACTACAAGACGTTGCTACCCGCGCCGTACAACACTTATTTGAAACCGATTAGTGAATTACAACAATAAAGACGATGGCAAAGTATATAGACAAACAAGGCAAACCAGTTGAGGGTAAAATCGAGTTGGATGGAATGTTAATTTTGAACCCCACGCCCGAGCAGCTTAAAGCGGCTGGGTGCGTTGAGGTTGAAGAAGTAGAAACTTTTGAAGAAAGATTGAATGAAGCGAAAGAGGCGAAGATACGCGAGATTGAGGCTTATGCTCAAAGTGATAACGTTAATATCTTGTATTTCAATAATACGCCGACTTGGTTAGACAAGGAGACGCGCGCAAACTACAAGCTCTCTCTTGATGCCGCCGAGCTGCTGAAAGAAAAAGAGATTACGTTTGTTGTCGAGGGTAACGTGGTGAAGCTGCCGATAGAAAAGGCGCGTATGATTTTGGCTAAAGTGCAGCGCTATGCGGACGAAACGTTTATCGTTTCTTCAAAACATAAGCTTGAGATTGCGAAATTGAAACGTATTGAAGACGTAGAGACATATGATATTACAGCTGATTACCCGCAACCGCTAAAATTGTAAGTTTTTTTGTCGCTCAAACACTTCTCAAGCACGATTTGAGAAGTGTTTGAGAAAGAGAAAAACTGTGCCCACTTGACACATTTCGTTTTTCCTTAAAAATGCACATTTCGTTTTTCAAAAATAGCACGTTTTGTTTTGCCGTGCTTATGTTCGTCGGCGTCGGAGGCTGCCGAAATCCTCCGAAACAAAGAGATTGATCTG